ATGCTGGTTCACACTCGTCCCAAACATGGAGCGCAATGTGACTTGTCTCAATAATAGTAACGGCAGTGAGACCCTGGTTTCCTACCATCTCTGAGTATACAGCGTATGGTCCCATCAGTATATTCATATCGATCTTCTTGACCAGGTCGCGCATCCAGTCTTTAATCTCTGGCACGCTGTACGGAGGATTTTCAAGTTCTGCCCTCACGATTAAGTGCTTGTGTTCTAGTACCTTACCCACCTCATAAAGTCTCCTGTTCGGGGTTAAAGAGTAGAGCCTTGACATGACTCGCTTGAATCTTACAACTTACCCAGTTATTGTAAAATTTTGGATCTAGTATTGCATCATGATCAAAAATATACTTTGTTTCAAAGTAATTGCACTCACCACGAGATTTACATAAACGAAGAATAGTTCGTTTGAAGTTCTCTTTGCCAAGCTTTTCTATGTCTGCCTTTAAGGCGGGAGAAGACCCGTAATAGTCGTCCCAATCGGACTCTACACGGATCTTCTTCCTTTTACCTTTGACAGTCTTGTATCCAGCTTTTGTAAGATACTTACGACCTATGTATTTCTTACCATTAGTCAGATTTTCAATAAGGTATACGAAGCCATACCATTCATCAGTATTTGTAAATTCTTTGCCTTCGTATATCCACATAAATCTATTCCATAACAAGCGGAAAGATTTATTTATTCGTCTTCATCTTCATCATCAAGAAGTTCTTCTGGGAGATCCTCACCGCAGTAAGGACAGAAGAGAGGAGAAAGTGTGCAGTCTGATACTAATTTAAATTCCTCCTCGCAGGAGGGGCAAGTTGTCCAATCCATTAAATGTGTTTTCCTTATAAATAAGTGTGGTTCGCGGTCTCGTACACCCAACCACTCTAATGCCATTGGGAGCACCAGCATGAATATTTACTATATATATGCCTATTTAAGATCTTCAAATAATACTCCCTATTATATAGGGAAAGGTAAAGATGATAGAGCTTATGCAAAACATAAAGGCATCTCTACTCCAAAAGATCGTTCTAAAATTGTTATATTAGAATCTAATTTAACTGAAGTTGGAGCATTTGCTTTAGAGCGCCGTTATATCAAATGGTATGGTCGTAAAGATCTAAAAACAGGAATATTATTAAACAAAACAGATGGTGGAGAAGGATCTTCTGGTTTAATTCATTCAAAGGAAACCAAAGCAAAAATATCACAATTAAAAACCGGTTCTAAAACTAAACCCCGCAGTGAAGAATTTAAAAAATTATTAAGTGAAAAATATAAAGGCAAACCTCTTTCAGAAGAAACAAGAAGAAAGATGAGCGAAGCCGCTAAGAGACGTAAAACTCAACCAAGATCTGGTTGTAAACATTCAGAAGAAACTAAAGCAAAAATAGCTATAGCTAAAATGGGAAATCAATGCGCTAGAAAATATCCTAAAGCTGAAAGCCTTTGAAGGTGTTTTCGTCTACGTCTTTCTTGACTCCGCCAATTACATAACTAGTAATCTCTGTTTCCTGTGGAGCAACCTGAACCTCTGCACCGGAGATCCACTTCTGCGTCCATGGCAGTGGATTTGCACCCGGCTTACCGCTTAGTCCAATTGCACCCATGCGCTTCGCGGCGATATGATCTACATAGTCACAAAGTAGCTGTTCGTTCAGTCCGATCATAGATCCATTCTTAAAAAGATAATGTGCCCACTTCTTTTCTTGTTCGACAACTTTGTAAAACATGTCAATGCACTCATGTTGTGTCTCTTGCCGAATTTGTTCAAAGTCCGGATCCTCCTTTGGGAGAATTTTGAGCAGTTGCTGAGTTGAGGCAAGATGAACATTCTCATCCCGTGCAATGAGCTTGATGATTTTCGCATTGCCCTCCATTTTCTTAACCTCCGCAAAAGCCCAGCTACATGCAAACGAGACATAGAATCTTACCCCTTCAAGAGCATTGACAGCGTTGAGGCACATCCATAGTGCCTTCTTGTGATCATAGTAGTCGAATACGGTCTTGCCAGTGTCAGCTGATACAGGCTTCGTGTTTAGCTTGATAAGGTCATCGTAATACTTAGAAATGTCCTTAGCGCAGTCTACGATCTCAGGGATCTCCAGCATTTCATCAAAGACTCTGGAAGGATCAGAATAGACGTTACGAATGATATGAGTATAGGAACGGGAATGAATGGTTTCAAAAAACGTCCAAGTCTGGATCCAGGTTTCCAGCTCAGGAAGCGAACATATAGGTAGAAAAGCTGCAGATGGAGCACGGCCCTGGACAGAGTCAAGGAGGATCTGGCGTTTGAGATTAGACGTGAATATGTGCTTCTCATGCTCGTTCAATCCTTTGAAGTCCTTGCCGTCTCGCGAAAGGTCAACCTCTTCCGGTCTCCAGAAGAAACCCAGTTGCTTCTCGGTCAGCTTTTCAAACGTACTGTAGCGTTGCTTATCATAACGAGCAATATTCACCGGCTTCCCGAAGAAGCAGGTCTGTTCAGTAGCATCAAACTTTTCGTTTGAAAAAACGGTCATTCAACTCTCCAAATACTTGTATTCAGTTTCAGGTCTTTCGGCCAATCGCCTTCTGTGTATGATTTATCATGGAATCGAAGTTCATTCGTCGGCATGATAGTCAACCTACCATTGTCCAGCTGAATGAACATGAATTCTTTCGATTGAGATGGGTCTTGAGTGAATCCATCATACATTGGAATCACTGTAAAGAGATAACGGCCAAAGAGGCCGTTGCTTCGAATCTCTGCTCTTTGGCTGTGCAGATAATTATATATCACGACAGAGAACTGATCGCCGTAACAATCCCAGATCTGTGTGTCGTGAAGTCGCCATTGTTGTTCTGGTACTTGATTGAACGCAAGTGCATGAGGTGGAACGCCACGATAGACGGCTCCACACTCTAGCATAATATGACATCCCCACGAATGTCCAGCCTTGGCATGAAGAGCAAACCAGATGCAGGGCTCGTATGTAAATGGCTTAGCATTCTTACGAATGAAAGACGAATCCACCCAACAGTAGATATGGTGAGGAAGATTTCCCGAGCCGGTGTATAGCATCCTAGTCCTTTTCTTCTAACCACTCGATTTGGTTTTGTGCAACAGTTCGTGTTTCGATAACACCGGTCTCGGTGTCCTCAATTGTGAGGGTAACGGCAGTGCTGTTTTCACGTGTTGCATGCTCATGCACGAACCAGGTCTTACCGGAATCTTCCCACTTATCATTATCAATTCGAATGTACATAATTATCTACCTTGTCCACGATATGGTTTAAACGATCTTTTCTTATGCTTATTCATTGTTGAGAACTTTGGTCGTCTTGTATCGATTGATGTACCAGTTACAATTTTAACGTGTGCTTGCTTTGACGTAACAGACTTTGCCATTGAATACTCCTGTTAGATTTTACAAGAGTCACAATCCTCATCATCTAGTTGCCCTTGTGCTAGTGGTTTTGGTTCTTCAATCTCACCAGCACCGTCAAAGGTGTTGAAATAGTACAGAGTCTTTCCGCCGTACTTATAATGCATAAGAAGGTGTTTGATCATCTCAGACATCGGAATCTTCTCGTCCTCATAGTGGCGAGGATTGTAAGAAGTATTGACCGAGATTGCCTGGTCGATGAACTTCTGCAGGACCGCAGTGATCTGCAGGTAACCTTCAGGCGACTTTTGATCCCATAGTAGTTCGTATTTATTCTTCAGCTTTCTGAGCTCAGGAACAACCTGCTTCAGAACACCATCCTTCGACTGCTTGATCGAGATCAGAGCACGAGGCGGTTCGATACCGTTGGTCGAGTTTGAGATCTGTGCAGAGGTCTCAGCCGGCATCAAAGCCATCAGTGTCGAGTTACGAATGCCATGAGTATAAGCTCTGGAAGAGAGCTCATCCCAATTCATCTTGTATACCGGCTTGACCAGCTCATCGACATCCTTCTTGTAGGTATCGATCGGCATCAATCCGGCATTGTACTTTGTTTCGATGCTCTTCGGACATGCGCCTGCTTCTTCGGCAAGATCTACCGAGGCCTTAATAAGATAATAACTCCATGCTTCAGCGTACTCATGAACGAGATCCAGATTAGGAGCGGAATAAGTGGAGTCATTACGAGCAAGCCAATAAGCAAAATTGATGATACCAATACCGAGAGGGCGGCGATTGTAAGTACCCACTTCAGCGGCTCTAACAGGATAAGACTGATAGTCGAGTAGAGCATCAAGAGCGCGGACTGCCAGAGTGCAAGGTCGCTCGAAATCTCCTGGCTTTCTAATTTTGCCCCAGTTGATTGCTGCCAGTGTGCAAAGGCTGATTTCACCTTGTTCATCGTGAATATCCTTTAATGGAGTGGTTGGAAGAGTAATCTCACAACAGAGGTTACTCATCTTGATAGGTGCTGCTGTGACATCAAACGAACCATGATCGTTAGCATGGTCGACGTTCATCAGATAGATTCGTCCGGTGTCCTTTCGTTCCTGCATGAAGGCTGAGAAGAGATCAATCGCAGGGACGGTCTTTTTTCTGATCTTGGTTGAGCGTTCGTACTTTTCATAGAGTTCTCTAAACGTGTCAACGCTCGTGTAAAACGCTTCATAGAGATCCGGTACATCACCAGGTGAGAAGAGGGTGATATTACCTCCAGATAGAAGTCTCTCATACATTACCTTATTAAACTGGACACCATAGTCCAAATGACGAATACGGTTGTCCTCGGTGCCCTTGTTATTCTTTAGGACAAGAAGATCCTCCACTTCGAGATGCCAAAGGGGGTAATAGAGTGTCGCTGCTCCACCACGGACACCACCTTGGCTACAAGACTTAACAGCAGATTGAAAATGCTTCCAGAAAGGAATAACGCCAGTGTGACTAGCATCACCATTGCGTATAGGAGATCCAATAGCCCTAATACGGCCGCCGCCGATACCAATTCCAGCTTTCTGGCTAACGTACTTGACGATCGCTGAGGATGTTGCATTTATCGAGTCCAGCGAGTCATCTGTTTCGATAAGTACGCAAGAACTGAACTGACGCTGTGGGGTGCGAACGCCTGCCATGATAGGAGTAGGAAGGCTAATGTCAAAAGTACTAATTGCATCGTACAGGTCCTTTACCCATTTGATTCGATCTTTGGTATAGTTTTGGAAAAGAGTCATGGCAATCAACATGAATGCCATCTGAGGCGTTTCGTAGATATCTCCCGTAACGCGGTTCTTGACTAGATACTTGCCGCGGAACTGTTCCATAGCAGCATATGTCAGAAGATTGTCGCGGTCGTGATCGATATAGTTTCCCAGCAACTTCCACTCATCTTGAGAGTACTGCTTACCCAGCGACGCATCATAGTATCCTAGCAGTTTGATACGAATGTAGTGGTTCATCAGATGCGATGGTTCATACTGGCCATACACTTCCTTACGAAGGTTATAGTTGATCAGACGACCGGCAACATACTGATAGTTCGGTGCTTCTTCTGTAATGAGTTCAGCAGCAGCCTTAATCAGAGTCTCCTGAATGTCAGTCGACTTGATCTTGTCATAGAACTGAATGTGAGTCTTGATTTCGAGATCAGATACAGAAACGCCGGATAAACCTTCACAGGCATACATTGCAACTTTGTGGAACTTATTAATATCGAGTGGTTCGCGCGTTCCATCACGCTTCGTTACTGTGATCATCTGATTTCCCTAGTGCTACGGTTCCGTCATCATAGACACGCCATTCAAGAACGGTGTTCTCGTCCCATCCCATGGCTTCCATCATTTCCTGTGGTAAGTCTATATATAACTCGCCATCAGCCGTTTCTTTGACAATTGAACTATAATTCATGGAAGTTTCTTTTCGAACACTGCCTGTTCAGCAAGATCATCAAGTGCCTTCTTTACGTCTGGGAAGTGATGGCAGATGATCTCCCAGCACTGTTCGGCAACGATACGATGTTCCTTCTGAGTAGCCTTGTCCATACGAAGCTGGCAGTAGTGTACCCACGAACGAAGAGAGCCAGACATGATCATGACAGATTCGGTACAACCTTCCGGAAGTACTGCGCGAGCCTGTTCCTTTGCAATACCACGTTCAGTTGCCCATGCATACGCCATCTTTGGGTCGGCGTAACGTTGAGAGTATTCTTGGAATGCGAAAGAACGATGTCTAAGAATTTGACGAGCGATATCTCGGGTTGTTTTGATTTCCATTGAGACATGGACCATCTCCAAAGGTGACCAATGCTGGTTCTTGATGAGATACTGCACTAGTTTCGGTGCAGTCTTGGTGTTATTCTGGTTCGAGGGATTTGATACTCTAGCTGCCCAAGCAACGAGTTCGTTAGCAGTTGCGCAATCGGTATATGCGGATGGCTTTGTGATGCCAATTAGATTCACTTCACTCATTGTTCGAACAATGCCTTCATTTTAACGCGTGTGGCTTGTGTAGCCTTCAACAAGATCGCTGCGTCATATACCTTATCGATATCTCTGTCAGCTACACCCTGGATGATATCTTGCCAGTAAATCCCAGCAACGGCATCTACAGCTTCATCTACTGTTATGTCTAAATCATCACTCATGAGATCCAGTACTCCTTGCCCATGCCCATCAATTCACGATGCTTGATCAACTCTCTCATGATTTCATCATAACTGTATGACATTGTCACGGACGTCCAAACGCTATCGTTGTTAACGTCTTTATAGAATCTCAGTTCAAACTGACCGTAGTAGTTCACTACGATTGCATATCCGCGCGAATCCATTAGATGTGCTCCAGTGCTTCTAGTTTATCCTTGTACTCGGCGATACGGCCGAGCTCGAGTTCAATTGCGCCCATAAAGTCGGTATGTTCGTGAATAGCTATAGGGTTATTCATCATGACACGAATGTTCATTGCATGCATCTCAATACCAGCTTGTAACTTCTTGCGAAGGGCAATTTTAATATCATCTTTCATTATTTGAATCCTTATTACAAATTTCGTCGCTTACTGTTGTCTTAAATATATTCGGAATCAACCCGTGTATTAATAGTATAACGCCCCATCTCCACGACCTAAAGAGATGTTGAAAGTAACCGATGTTGTTATCTTTCAGATGAGACATTAACTGTTACTCATGTCTTCATATCGCCAAAGCATTTCTTGGATATATTCAATCTCTGCATCATAATTGTCATATGTCCAATCAGGCAGTTTCTCTTTTAACATCTCAAGAAACTTCATAGCATCTTCATATGTTGTGGTCATGAGCGCTTCTTTCTACTGGTGCGAGCCTTGGACAAAATACGAGCAAGACTCGCTTCTCGACGATCAAGTTCTTCCTGCTGACGATCAGCAAGAGCATTGCGTGCAGCAATCTCCATGTTCTCTGGCAAGCGCATCACTCTGCTCCTACGGTAGCTAGGGTCATTAGATTGTCCTTTCAGTCACGATCCAAGAGCCAGCGCTCAAGGTCGGCATCGTCGATGTCGTCGAGTTCATCCCGCGCGCGGTCTTCGAGCCAGTCGTCTTCATCCATCACTCTGTCCTTTCTGCGCAAGGATCGCAGCCGCCGCAGCAGCGGCACCGCGCGCGGCGGATGATGTTAACCACATCACTTCGCCTCCAGTGCTGCGAGGGCTTGAAGGCATTCGTTCGATAAGTTGTTTGCGGTTTCCCAATGTCGCGACGGTAACAGGCCCATCTCAACCACGTTCTCCCAGGCCTGCTGCGATCTACGCAAAGCCTCCTTCGCCGTCCTGATGCTTTCGACACTGGGCCGGGTGTTCCATACGGCGATTGCTTCGGCTTCGGTGTCCGCGCTTGGCCAAGAGCATTGGCTGCAAGATACCCGCCAGCCAGTAGGAACGCGGTGAGCAATTCCTCCCCCATTACAAAACGGACACGGCTTCAATTCAGTCATGGCGCTTCAGTTTCCTTCATCATATATTCTTTATATCAAAAAGAGGAAAAAATGTACATACATTAAACGAAATCCTCTAAAGTAGCAGAGGTCATGCCAATATGGTAAGGCTTCTTTCTACGAACCATGTTCTCGATCATATTACGTGTACCGCGAGACTCGCCGTCCCAAATAATAATAGCAGCGTCGGCATACTCTGCCATTGCTCGATTGCGCTGTGGACCGGCAGAGTTACCGTG